ATTTTGCCCACGATTTTATATGATGAGCAGATAACTTTCCTCCACTTTTAGTTTTACAAATCCCGCACGTAAAATGATCTTTGATTAATACCTGTCGTCTCCATTGTGTGTATTTAAAATCTCTTTCTCTTCCTGTTTTTGATATACCGCCTTTCCAATTCCAACAATCTTTTCCTTTATGAAGAGGTGGTCTATTTCCATTTTTTAGAGTTATCCGCCTCATTTTTTCTTTATAATTCAAATCATTTTTTAGTTTATTTCCATTGTGTTTTGCTCTACACGTTCTACTACAAAATCTTCGGTGAAATATTTTTCTAGTTTTAAATGTGTTATTACACCACGAACACTGAACATTTTCCATTAAATCTGGATTCTTTCTTAATGCGGTATTATGTCCATTGATGAATTTTCTTTTTCTGTATTTAGAATCCATTTCAATAAATTCTTTTCCACATCCACAAGCACATATTATATTTCTCCTTTCCATTTCTTTAGGCATAAATTTTCTCCTGTAAATCTGTTAGCTTTGTCCCCAACCAGAACCCTTAACCTTTGGTTCTGTTTGGATATTGTTTACCTTGTTGAAGCAATCAATCAGTTCTTGGCCGTCTTCTGTTGGAATCTGTAAAGATACAGCAGGCCACTTGTCTCCGGGAACAATTTTCTGGAGAAGGGATTGGCCTGGATTCGATGTCTTCTGGAGCTGCCAACGGTAGTTCTTTTGAGCTTCCTGCAAGACTTCCTTGATAAGTTGTTTTAGTTCAGATTTTTTCATAGTGACATACTATCTTGGGTGTATTCCTCATCGGACATCGATTGAAGCCTCTTGACTTCGCCTGAAATTTTCTGCTTGATTTGATCGATGGTGTATTGCTGTCTTGGATGAACGCTGTAAATCTTTCCACCATCGAAGACGAATTCGAATCCAAACGGAAAAAACAAATCCGAGTTGATGATTCGTTTTGGATTATACATCAATATCTTGTGAGTCGGAGAACGTTGAGGAAAATACTTATTATCCATATCAGTATCAATCACAGGCAACCCATGAATCGATACGCCTTTGTAAGTATCCAAAATCCATTGATGAAGTTCTCGGAACGGATCAAATGGTGCTACGGCTTCCGTAATAGGTCCCCCGAAATAATGCATCAATACCGTATGCAAACTCGCTGGCATCGATCTGACCTTGAACGCCAAATTCGGAGAAGGTTCATTTCTATTTACACCAACTTCTTTTTCTTGGCCTCCGATATTTACGAACAAAGTAAATTCGTGAGGCGCAGGACCCTTTTCAATTTTTCGTATCTTCAACCAATTATTCGAACCACCAGCATATCGGTTGGCTCCTGTAGCCTTCACATACAATTGGTCTTTGTAAAACTCATCCTCAGTCAACACGGATTCCGTGGTCAACTTCGTCTTTTCCTTTTCCAAATCCGCTTTCTTTTTCTGGAGCGCCGATTTCTGTTTTAGAAGAGGCGCCATCTTGGCATCCAGATTCATGATATCCTTGTCAATCTTCGCCGTCTGCTGACCCAGACCCTCGACCCTCTTCGAAACATCACCCGACAACTGCTTGGTGGGAGCCGAAGTTGCGGCAGGAGTTCCGGAAACAGGAGTCGCCGGATTCATCAAGGTTGGCTGAAGCAATTCTTTTAAAAGTATCATTTGAGTGGAGGGAATCTCGTATGTATATAAGTATAAAAATATTCTCCAAGAATCGAGGGATTTTCGTTTTTTATAATATATCTTTAAAATTCAAGCTTGGATGTATTTTCTTATGACATTTACGACATAGAACCTTTCCAGATACTTTATTTTGAACGTGGTAGTCAATCACCTTTTCTGATATCAATTTCTTTCTCTCAAAATCATCAATGTGTTCATAATCATCAATGGTCATCACCTTCTTGATAATATTAGAAAACGATTCTCCGTCATGATGAACATGAAGTTCCTTGTTACTTGAACAATCAACACACTTAAATCCAGCCCCCTTCAATATCGGAAACTTCCACTCGTCATGGAGACGTTTGGCTGCCCGAGTAATTCGTTGAATGGAACTTACACCACCTCTCCATTGAGAAGATTTTTCTCGATAGAGTGTCGGCATTGTTCCATCCCTTCTCATTTTACTCATTCTTTTGGAATACTCAATCTTCCTTTGTTTCGTAAATGCGAGGGATACCTTTTTTCCGAACGCTTTTATTCTATCATCGGTTTCTTTTGTTAAACCTTTGCACCAAGTTTGTCTTTCACCACTAGCATATTGTTGTCTTCTTGTCTCTGCCGACTTCAATATCGCCTTTGGATTGTGTCCCCAATTATTATGAATCTTGTTAGAGTGACCTGATGCAGCATATGTTTTAAAACCATGACCATTCCAAGATGTTCTTTTTCCACATTTACATTTACAAACAGGATATATTCCATTCAAATGAAACTCCACATATAAATCTCTAGAATGAATTTTATGAACTCTTGACGTATGCCGTCTTAGAGTTTCATAATCCTCAAAACTTCTCTCACATCTTTTACATTTGAATTGGTTGTCCATAAACAGAAAATCTCCACACCAAATACATAGTGTGGAGATTTCTGAAACGGATGATTGATTTCGCTATTTTATCTAATATAGTATAATCAATAGATAAGGTCAAAATTGGAGCACACAATAGTCCATGCTTAAAGTTAGGTTGACCATCACTGGTTCCTGAGAACCCCAATCCATCTGACCGAAATCGGCGTTGGAGACGAAGGCTCCCTTGAGAGTCCATTCTTCCACCTTGTCACCGACAGGGCCGAGGACGTTGATGGTGATATCCTTCTTGTAGAAGTCAGCATATCCATCACGGCCAGTCACCGATTCGTGAGAGAGACGAATCCATTCCATTGCGGCCTGAGCAGCACTTGGAACAACTGGGTCGTAGAGTTGGATGTTCATATCCTGCCACTCCGACTTACCCTTGAGTTGTCTCTTGAGGTTGATGTGTTCCAAAGTTACTTTACCAACTGCGAGCTTTGGTCTATCTGCCACTTTGATGAGATATGCGGGAATTCCGTCGATATACATAATGTGGCGGTTCATCACCTTCGGTTCGAAACTGGTGAAGAATATTTCGTTTGATTCTAGGATGTCTGCCATAAATTTTTGGGAGTTAAATTATTTGTTTGTGGTTCACTGTCACTATAAAATAAATATCTTTGGTCTTGAAACTTCTGCGTTTTTATAGTAGAATCAGAAATATATATACTAAGTTAGAACCCAAAATTTATGGCTAGACCAGCAGACCCAAACAATACGATAGACAAAATTTGCCCCACTTGCCACAATCCGTTCACTCACAAGAAGAGCAAACCGAAGACATATTGCTGTAAGAAGTGCGCGTGTAACTCTCCTGATGTGAAGGAGAAGAACAGACAGGGAATTCGAAAGACCTTTGAGAAGAATTATGGGTGCCATCCCATGCAAACCAAAAAGACAAAGGAAAGACTTAAGAAGGCACTCACAAAGAAATATGGCGTGGCGCATTATAGTCAACTATCTACTTGGAAAACGCAAGTCAAAAACACCAAGAAGCAAAGATATGGCAATGAAAACTATCAAAATACAGAGAAGTTTAAAAAAACTTGTATAGAGAGATTCGGTGTAGATAATCCCATGAAAGTTCACTCGATCCGTGACACTTCATTGGATACCAAAAAGAAAATCCACTTCGATTATATCATTGAGTTTTCCAAAGGTAAATCTTTGATTCCTCAATTCACATTCAAGGATTACAATGGATATCACTACGAGAACAAATATCGGTTTATTTGCGAAAAGTGTCAAACCCTCATTGAGACCGATATTTATAATCTCAACCATATTTTCTGTGAGAAGTGCAACCCCCTTTTAAAGAGAACGGGGGAAAACTCCCTCTATGAATTTCTCACCGAAGAACTAAAGGGGTTGGTGATTAAAAGGCGGGATAGAACCATACTGAATAAACACGAATTGGATTTCTACATTCCGCACCTAAAGCTTGCCATCGAATACAACGGTCTCTATTGGCACAGCGAAAAGAATGGAACCAAAAAGTATTACCACTTGAACAAGACGAAGTGTTGTTTGTTCAAGGAGGTAAATCTGGTTCACATCTTTGAGAATGAATGGAATAATAAACAGGAAATTGTAAAATCCATACTTCGTCAAAAATTTGGAACTTCTCATCTGTCGGTAGCAGCGAGGGAGTGTATCATCAAGGAAATCAATGATGAACAGAAGGGGGTATTTCTAGACCAAAACCATATACAGGGAAATGACCGTTCGCCGGTTCATTATGGATTATTTTACAAAGACTCCCTCATCTCGGCCATGACATTTTGTAAATCGAGATTCGATTTCAAATGTGAGTGGGAAATGTCGAGATACTGCAACAAACTCAATCACAATGTTGTGGGCGGAGCTTCAAGACTCATGGCGAGATTCGTCAAAGACCACAAGCCAAAATCCATCATATCCTACAGTGACCGTAGATACTTCTTGGGTGGCGTTTACGAAAAACTCGATTTTCAATTCGTCGGCTTCTCCCCTCCGGGATACCATTACATCAGCAAAGACTACAAGGTTCTCTACAACCGAATGGGATATCAGAAATCCAAGTTACCGAAGATTCTGCCCAAGTTTGACAAGAACAAATCCGAGTGGGAGAACATGAAAGACAACGGATTCGATAGAATCTGGGACTGCGGCAACTCCAAATGGATGCTACGGTTTAGTTGATACTAATTTTACTGTTGGTTCGGCATGGATAGATCGGTGAGCTTCCAATACGAGAGGTCTGAGAGCCGCTTTGAGTCGTTCCTTGAGAGGTTGTGAACCTAGCTTGGAACTTCTAAATTGCTGAAACAGGCTCTTGATGTAATCCGACCCCGATTCCTTGGTAGCATCCGGCGTGGATTTCCAGATAGCAATGACTTTTTCCGGGTCTACTTTTGCTAGTTCTGTTGCCATCTCCACAAGTTCTTTGAAATCTCGCTCTGAGTTTTGTACGGTAGCGTATGAATCGCTCATATAACCATACCAATCGTGGTCTTTCATTCTCCTAGCAAATTCATCAAATGGATTTGTATTTGCCCTCTTTTCCGACATAACTTCCTTGATGATTTCCGATACCATCTTTTCCAATTCGGTAGTATCACATTCCCAACAATTTGTCTGAAAGCCGTTTCCTGCATTAAATCCTCCACCTGTGGTTGGGTCTGGATCGAGAGTTCCTACCCGGCCGTATTTCAACTTGGAACCAAAATCAGGAGAACCAACGATGGGTTCCTTGTCATTGGGAGGCATTTCCGATGGATTCAATTCCATCAAGCAATTCTTAATCAGCTGTTTCAATTGGGACTTTTTCATGGGTATATATAAATATGGTTTTGAATGTTGAAACGGGATTATTTTAGATTCAATATCTGGTTCAACTGATGAATGGAATCCGTTGCGCTCTTGTGAAGGATTCCCATCCCTCCGGCTTGACGAAAGGGGTTGATGCACTTTTCCTTATCATCGATGAGGATTGCGTTGGGTCTAGCAAATTGAGCCTTTTCTGCGCCCTTCTCCACAAGGTTGATTTTGATATCATCCCCGAGTTCTCTCTTTGCCCAAATGTGTTTTCCGGAATAAGCGTTCTTGTTGGAACGTGAGGTTGCGGATAGGATTTCCAGATGAATCGGTCCATCATTCTTTAGTTTTGTGAGATAGTCGTATAATACCTTACCATCTGGCATCCAAGGCATTTCCATCCAATAACGAAGACCTGCAAAATGAATTAGTTTCCAGAAACCCCTTTTGTCTGCTGCTTCGAATTCATTGGCTTCTATTCCGTTGCTATATTTCTTGAATTGGGTATCGAAGTCGGCAATGACTCCATCCATATCCAAGTAGACGGTTGGAATAGAAGACACATCCTCAGTTAATGATTCCGTCCAAGGACCATAATGTTTGTGCTTAGCAATGTGCTTCTTTACATCTTCCCAGTTATATCGCCTGATGTTTTCTGGCTTGAAGAGTTCATAGAAATCCTTGATTGGCCAACCCTTCTTGGCGTATTTACTCATTCCTATTTCCATCGTTTGCCAATCCTGAACCAATCCATTCTTTTCTACCCAAGCGTGTTCGTAGGTTTTTCCTTCCCTATTGAAAGGTTCATGAACGGTAGCGTGAACGAGAGTTAAACTCTTATCCTCAAAAATTCTTCTCCAAGCATAATCAAAACAGTGACCACAAGCTATTGTTTTTATCTCGTTCAATGGAGAACCATTGGTCATTCTATCGACTATTTCTAGTGCCAATTCTTCAATTGAATCCGTCCAGAAATCTTCCGTCATTCTTTCTCCATCATTTTCCGTCCTTCGGGATTCTATCATATCAACCAAATTACTATCCATGAAGTCGAACACATTGTTTTTCACAAGGGAGGGATTATTTTTTAGAACTGCCACGGCAATATCGCCCCTCAAAAATTTCGCCACATCCTTATCCGAACTCCACTTTGGAATAAAGGCTTTCTTGAAAACTCTATGGATTTCCTTTGCGTTTGGGTCATTGATGAATGCCTTGGCACGTTCTATGGCTGCATTTAATTCGGGAATTCTATCGAGTTGGTTTTTAATCTTACACAACTCAATCATCTTCAAGTTATGCTGAATGTGCCATTTTGCATTGGCTTTGTCACCAAATTCAAGCTCGGGCTGAGAATTCTCTTTCAAAATCTTTTCTTCGATTTCTCTCTTGATGTCATTCATCGAATGAGTCAATAAATCCTTCAATCCGAAGTGTTTTGGTTCCAAGTCCATCAATCCATCCAATGTGACCCATTCAAATTTTTCGGTTTCCCAATTCAAGGATGGGGTAAACTCTTCTGGTATCACCACCAAAAAGTTGTGATATTGGAATTCTCCTCCTGTGACCACCGCTTTCTTGAAGACATAAAGAGGAACAATCTTGAGTATTTTTCCCGTATAACCACATTCCTCTCCAGCCTCACGCCTCACGGCATCCTTGGGTTCCTCATCTGAATCTATGGCACCACCAAGGGTTCCCCAAGTATTAGGTTGTTCTACAGCGACAGACCTAAATGGAACCAAAATTCTATTGGTAGCCTTGGCGAGAATGAGGCACCCTGCTCCACGCTTTCCCCAAAATCCTGTCTTTCGAAGAACCGCTCTGTGTTCGGCATCATCGTTAGCTTCTACCAGTAAATCTACCAGTTTTATCATGAGAGAATTTTAGATTAGTGAATCAGAAGATATGTTCCGAGAACATCTTTTCTCATAGCCGCATCGTCGCCGTGTCCGGCCCATACAAGCACATTGTATTTTTTCTCTGCGGTATTTGAATCATATGGAATCTTCATCAACTCATCATAGGTGATAACGGTGTCTCTTTCAACATTATATTTTGCAGATATCTTGTTCTTGAACGTCTCCAAATCTTGTGGGGAATTAAACTCCATTTTTTTGTTATCACCATCATGTTTCATATGGGTGAGACCATCGAACATCTGTCTCGGAACAACGATGGAGTGCTTGGTCGTTTTCAGATCGACCTGTTGTTCCTGCGACTTCAAAGCGCCGCTCGAGAAATTCATCACAAAGTTATCTGGTTTCTCACCAGCAGAAACGCCAGCCAATTTCGTATAGGCATAGAACGTGATATCAGGGAATTGTCTTGCAATGTCGTAAGCAATTTTCAGATAGTCCGACGAGAAGAAATCTCCCGCATCGTGCCATCGTATAATGACCTTGATATTTTTACTCTTCGCTTCGGCATCAGCAGCCTTCAACTCAGCAATCATCTTGTTCTTGAATCCCTCTGGGTCATTGATTAGGAAATTCAACAATCTGGTATACGGCAAGGATGCCATTTCGAACATGACATATCCACCTTTTTTAGCATAACAAAATACCAAGCATTGACCGGCGCCGGGGCAAGTATTGACGATTTTCAGCTTGTTGGTTTTCTCATCGACAATCAAGCCTTTGAAGGCTGGAAGACCAATGTTGTAAAAGATGTAATCGAATCCGCCGCTCTTTTGAATCTTGGCATTTCTTTTCAGAATGGTATGCGGTCTCTCTTTGATTTTGTTTATCAACTGAGGAATCTCGATGGGATTTCCTGTCATATCTCTCACCGTCGAAGTGTGAACATATGGAAATTTATACCTGTCCGTTTTCTTTCCCAAAGCGGTAAAACGTGGTCTACCCTTTTTGGTCATCAACTGTTGTCCTGTTTTCTTGTCTATGTTAGGAACGCCCTGCCTTCTCTTAATGTAATCTTCCAACTCATCATCACCGATGTTCGCATATTTTACACCACCCAACTCCTCATCCAATTTTGGTTCCGGCAAATCCTCAACAGTGGTGATTGAAAATCCTGGAGGTAATTTCATGCCAGAATTAATCGATTCGAACAATAATTGTTTTAACTTGATGATGCTCATGATTATAAAATCGGTTGGGTGTGTATTTATAAATATGGTGGAATAACTATAAAATCGGAGATATTTTCAGAAGGGGTGAGTCTCTTTTAAATACCCTCTGGATTAGTCACAATTCACTTATAGGCGGCTTTTAATGGTCTATGGTGACTTCACCAGTTTTGGGGAATTTTCCCAAATAACCTCGACCTGATAACCGTTCTTTTCTAGTAGTTCTCTTCTTCGATTGTCCTTCTTCCAAATATCCTTTGCCTTCAAGTGAACCTGTGTATTATAATAATTAGGAGAGTATTTCTTTGGGTTACAATGCCAATAATCTCCGTAAAACTCGATTATCTTTTTCTCTGATGGAATGTAGATGTCAACACTCTTGTCTACATCGGATAGATAATGTTCCAATATAGCATCAGGATATCTAGACTGAATTTCTTGAAAAATTCTTCTTTGGCCTTTTGAAATTCTTTTGCCATTGGATAGAGATTTTGGAAGGTGAAAAGCATTAGAAACACCATATCTTTTTAACATCGTTGTCTTACACTGATTTGTGTTATTATAATCTTTATTTCCATATCTCTCCAATTTTGTTTGATTTGCTTTTTTTACATTTACCCAGTTTGAATCACCATGATTCAAATATTTTGTGGCCTTCACCTTATCACCGAATCCTTTTATTTTCGATGGATGATTTACATTGTATTTTCTCATCAACGACATCGTTAAACTATTTTTTCGTTTCTCATTAACCTCTTTGGAAAAATTTAATTTCAAAAGACATTCATTAGAACACGTTGTCTTTTTCCTTGAGTTGATAACTTCAAAACTTTTATCACATACAACACATTTGCATTCTATTAGACTGTTAATATGTTTATAATAAGACCGACATTTACAAGAACAAAACTGGCGGAATCCTTTTGAAAATCTACGAAATTTACAATCTGTATGGCATGCCTTACATTTTCCAACATCGGGGCCGTGAATATATCTATACAATCGTTCAGAAAAGTTTCTTCCTTGTAGTTTCGATATATGACCATATAAGTTAAAATCCTGTTTCTTAATCATCGAGGAAAAATTATCAGGAAAATTCAAAACTAATTTAGATATATCTTCTTTATTCATACCAATACATATCAGGTGAAGTGTAAAAACAGCCAACAAAAACACATATAAAACGAAACAAAAAACCCACGACTTTCATCGTGGGTTTCTTTTTAATTGTTTAAGTTTGATTATGCCGTTGGAAAAGTCGCCCCTGATGGAAGGACATTGAAATTCAACACCAAGAACTCGGCCGTACGTGTTGGCTGTAGATAGATATCTCCAACCAAGATGTTTCTGTCGATTAGGTCAGGAGTATTGTTTGTATCATCCATGACAACCTTGAAGGAGTAGAGGCCACTCTTCTGTTGGACGGATTCCAAATATGGATTCACGATGCTCAAGAAACGGTTTCTTGTGACAGCAACGTTTTGTTCGAATACGAGATATTTCGATGTTGATGCGATGTATTTCTTCAAGGCAATCAACAACCTGCGAACATTGATTCTGTCTAGAGCGGAAGACTTGACCTGTAGGGTCTTCTGTCCCCATACCACGATTCCCTGACCCGGGAACTGTGCGATTGGGTTCACACGGCCCTCATACAATTCATCACGCTCTTCGTGAGTCAACCTGTCAACAACCTGAACTGCCTTGGTGATTCCACCACGGTTTAGACCGGCTGGAGCATACCATTCCGCAGCGACCTTATCGTTCTGGGCATATACGCCTGGAAGAACGACAGATGGCGGAACAGTGATAATTTTGTTGGTGTTCGAATCAACAATCTTGACCCAAGGATAGTAAGCAGCGGCGTAGTTCGTGTCGAACTCTGCTGCCTTATCAACCACGTTGCCCACGGAGTTTCCACCAGCGGTTTGATTCTCCATCAAATCCATGATGTAGAAACAGTCGCCACGGGCTTCACAGGTGTCAACCGAGAGTTGAGCAACATAGGAGTGTAGGCTGTAAACGATACCCGGAGTCACAAGCAAGTTGATATCGAACTCATCGGCGTTTCCTAGAGCTGCGAGAGCCTGCTTGTATCCAACCGATCCGCTCGAGTTGATTGTAGCACAATTCAATCCCTGCGTGTTGTTTGCGACAATATCGTTTCCGAGAAGAACTGGAATCGATGGGGATTGTCCGCTGAATCCCTGTTGGAATCCTAGAACGAACTTCCTCGTCTTTACCTTGGAGCTTTCCTGAGAAAGATCGATTACAGGAGAGATACCACAGTTTGTTTCCAAGTCGAAGAGAACGTTTTTGCCTGTCGTTGCGCCCACTGGAATTGGAGCAAAGAATTGTTTGTTATCATCCTTTGCGCCGTCTGGGTAACAACCAGCAAGAGCAGCGTCTGCGCCGACCGGAGCCTCTTGGAAGATAACTCCCGATGCGTATTTTCCTGGGTTCGAAGGATATACCGATGCGCTTGTGTAAGTCATTGCTGGAACCGATGCGGCGAAAATATCACCGATTGGTGTAGCGTATGCGTCGAATCCATAAGGAACTACAGCATCAGGTGTTACTGCCTTCGACATTTCGATACGAATGAGTTTGCTTTGGTTCTGGAAATCACCATACTCGACCAATTTGCCGTGATAATTGATGTCAATATATCTGTCACCAATTACTCTAGCGATGTAATTTGAGGAGTTTGGATCCATTGTCAAATTCTGATAGTTCTCAAGAACACCAGGACGAGAATCTGTATCATCAAAGGCTCTCACGGTCAACGAGAAGGTTCCGAAATCACTTCCTGCGACTGTGCCGGCCATTTTAACATCACCGATTACAATCTTGAATGCGGTATTAGCATCGGTTCCGTCAGCGAGAGTATGAACCTTAAACAACTGATAACGGGTTCCGTTCATCAACTGAGAGTTGATCCATGGCGTTTCTGCCTGGCGAATGTCATAGGAACTTCCTGCAACATTATCCACACCATCACCACCACCTGCTACTCCATCGGTGAATTCCATAGATGCGCTTGTTCCAACATCAGATGCGGAAACGAACACCTTCCATGAACCACTTGAAATTGAAGTCAATAGGGAGTTGATTGTGCTAGGGAATGATTTATAAACATAAGCAGCGGCTGGTTGATATCCCGATGGGATTGGCTCCAATCCTGCGAGTGGGTTGGTTCCGAATACATTCGTGATATAGGATGGGTCAGCTGCGTTCAACGAGAAATTGTAAACTCCGTATCCACCGCTTGGTGCTGTGCTTGAACTCAAGGTCAAAGCGTAATTTAGATTTCCCGAAGATGAAAGAGCCGATCCACCAAATCCATTGAGGTTTTGGCCAGAATCATATGCGGTATTTGCGAGAACTGCGAGAACATCCGTTTCTGCGCCGGCAGATGGAGTAAACACGCTTGCGCTCGTTGAACCACTTACAGCAAACACAATAAGAGCGTTCTTCTGCTTGTATCCACCAAGAGCGCCAACACGAACGATGGTTACTGTTCCCTGATTCTCAAGATACTGTTGAGCGGTATACGGAGCGTAGAACTGTCCGTCTGGTGTTCCGAAAATTGTTTCCAAATCAGCTTGGGTTCTTACAAGCGTTGGTGCAAACGCTGGACCCTTTGGAAAGGGACCCACGATGGCTCCACCGATATTTGCAATACCTCGTGCCAAAAATGATTGGTCATTCTCCCTTGTGAAAACGCCGGGACTGATGATTCTCTCTTGTTGTGTTGCCATATGTTTTATTCTGTTGGGTTTAGCTGTCTGAAATTGGGGTTATAATAATTCGTTCTCTGTTCATCGAATTGTAAATATAAATATGTCTGGGAAATTGGAAACAATCATTATTTATTATGAAAAAGAACTCTCCACAATTTCTATTTAGGGATTGCACTCGATTCATCATTATGATGGTGTGAAGATTCCCGTCTTCGGGTCGAGAGAACCATTTCCATATTTCTCGGTAGTCTTACCCAATAATTCAGATTCCAATTTTTGAAGAGAAGCGTAGAGCAGTTTTAGTCGTTTTTCTTCTTCATTCAATTCTGCAATTTTTTCTTCCAATTGAAATCGGTTGATAAACAGTTGTCCGAGGGCTATTAAATTTTCCTGATACCTCATAGATAAATCCTTAAATTGACTCATCTCTTCATCGGTAAACTTCACGGGTTCTTTTGGTTTTTCATTCATAGTTGTAACGTCCTTTTCATCTAATATATATCGTGCAGAAAATCCAATTAATGATGTATTTTTCCAGGTTTGATGTCCTGTATAATTTTTACAGCAAACCACTGTTGACTCAGCCAATTACTTGCTGTTGCTTCGGTTGGACTTGACCAATAAATAACATTGGTGTCTGCCGACACCGTTCCAAAGTTACTCATAGACCATACACGCACAATATAATTTGATCCTGGCATAAGAATATTTGTTGTAAGAATACTAGATCGAAATAGCAGTCCTGTCGTTGTTTGACTCCATCCTATAATGGTGGAAATCGATTGCCAGGATGAACCATCAGCTACAGTCGGAAATCCATCGCCATCTATGTCATTGAATACTTCAAGATTGTAATTTGATATGCCATATGTAGGAGCATCAATTCGCCCATAAATCGAAACGGGTGCTGACGAAGTAATGGTTAACGACCTATTAAGGCCGATGATATTTGTATTCCCCAAGTCGAGATAGATTCCCAATTCTCCTGGCGCAAACCAAGA